CACAGTTCATATAATAGTTATTTTATTTCAAAACTCAATCCTCAGATGCTTCAATTTCTTCAACTTCATTGTCCATGACAATTTCCGACTGAGGTTCTGCAAGAATCTCATCTATGCCTTTGTCCTTTGCTCTCTGAAGAAGATAATATTCCTGAAATTTGTTGTTGATGAAATCAAGTTTTTCTTTTGTCCAGAACTCATCTGGTCTCATCTTTGCAATGTCTTTGGTGTCCCATTGTTCACCATTGTGTTTGAATGTGATAGTTGAACCACCTTTTGAACCATTTCCTACACTCTTGATGAGGTCATGATTCTTGAGAAACTCCCAGAGTCCAGAATATCTATCCATTCCAATCTTGAACTTTGAATAGATTTCAATCTTTGAGATGTTCTCAGCAACAATTCTGCTCTTCTTTGGAGTGATTGTGAAAACTGTTCCAACCTGAATCTTCTTTGCATCTTTCAATTTCTTCTTTGTTAGAATGAGAGTGACTGTGTTTGAGTATGCAACTTTTGCTCCAGATGATTCTTCATTAGGAGAAAACATGTCCATTGTCTTGTATTGATGATTGATGAGATTGACTGGGATGTGAAGGATTGCTAAATCCATGACAATTGTTCTGAAGAGTGAGCTGACTGCTTGTGCTCTTGTCATGTCTCTTGGAGCTGAATCTTTTGTTGAATCATCTTTCTCTTTCTGAGATGCTGGCATTCCGATTGAGTCAATGTTCATCAGGAATCTTGCATCTACAAACTCATCTGCTTTCTTTTTGATTTCTTCAAGAATCTTGTTTGTCTGAACTTTGATTTCTTCTACTGTTCTACATGGAAACAAAAGAAGTCTTGATGCTTCTTCTTCTGTCAGATGTTCAAGAATCTGTTCTGCTATCAATGCACCCTCTGTTTCAATAAACAATCCAATGTTGTTCTTTCCTGACTTGATGTGATTGATGAGACAGTTCTGTGTCATGAATGACTTTCCAGTTGAACCACCTCCAGCCCACTGGATAATCATTCCTGCTGGAATTCCTTTGTAGATGTCACCAGAAATCAATGCATTGAGAACATAATTTCCAGTGTCAACAAAATATGGAGTCTGATACACTTTACAAACATCAATGGAACCTGCATGTTCATTTCCACTTGCTTTAACAAGACCACTCAACAAACCTTTCTTCATTTCAAATCCTCCTCGTCTATTTCAATAAATGTTGGAATTATCTTTCTTGGTGAAAACTTCTTGAGATGTTCTGGAATTGGAATGCCTGCATTTCTGTATGACCAAATCAGATGAACATTAATTTCAAACTTCTGTCCTCTTTCTTCATCAAGAATCATTTGAGTACCGTATTCTAATTCTCCTGATGCCTTTGTCACTTCATATGGACAATCCCAATCAACCATCACATCCACAAGATACAAATAATAATTTCCCATCAACTCTCTTCTTTCATAGTTTGCAACTCTTGTCAAATCAATATCATTGAAGTCATATTGCACTTTATTATCATTCATCATCAACCTCTATGAAAGTGGGAAATTTATTCTGTAAATTGTATTCTCTAAACTCTTTAAAAATTTCATCAACTTCTTCTGTGTAAAATCTTGCAGTATGTCTAACTAAATCATTGTCATCAATGAACATCAACTCTTGACTTGAAGGAAAGATTTGAACATATTCGCCAGTTTCATATGATAGAACATAATGTTGTTGCTCATTTCTCACAACAATCTGTCTGATTGAAAGAGTTTCAAATAATGTTTTCCAATATGTCAAAATTCATCTACCTCAATGATTGATGGAGTTAAATATCTCTTCTTGTATAATTTAAAAACTTTTGATAAAACTTTGTAATATCCTTTAGTATCTATCATCTCGAATGTTTTCTTATCATCTTTATCAAAAAATAATATTCGACATAAATCTGTTTTGCTGTGAAATTTTTCTTTTGATATTCTTCTGACATCACTTTTATTGAAAAATATAAAAAGTGTTGTTTGCAATTCAATTGGAATAATCATTCATCAACCTCCACAAATGTTGGAAACTTATAAAGTTTGAAAATATCAGAAATCAATTTTACTCTTGGCATATTAAAAATATTCTCATATACACATTTATCATCTTTGTCAAAAAACTTTAATGTATGTGATAGTGGTAAGTAATTTTGAACTGGTTCAACTGATTGCTCAATTCTTTCGATTTTATTTTGTCTCAACCAGATTAAAAGTGCCTCTTTCCAATTGTCAATTATCACTTCACCCTCCAAAAACAATTTCAACAATTTTGATTTTATCTATTTTATTTTAAAACAAAAGGGTGTTTATGACTTTTTTGTGACTTCTTTCTCACCTGACTCAATTTTGTTTGGAGTTTCAAAGACTTTTTCAGATTTTTCTTTGATGAACTCATCACTCTCTTTCAGCTCTGTGATTTTCTTCTTGAGATATGCTTCTTTTCCATCAGCTGTTTTTTCTGCATCAACTGAAAATTGAAGTTGGTGTTAGTTTTCCACCAAGAAATCTTTCCTTTGAAAAATTGCTCATTATCTATTTCCTACTCCAAGAAGTGGGTTTGTTTTGATGAAGACTTCAAATGTGTCTGCTCCACCTTCTACATCAGGTTCAACAACAAGAATGACTTTGTTCTCATTTCTCATGACTATCTCAGTGAAACTTCCTTCACCAGCATCAGAAATGACCACTTTATCAAGAATCAATGTTCCAGTTGTCAAATCTTTGAAATATCTTGGATAGTCTTTTGTCAGAACATCAACATCTCTGTAATATGCTGTCACTGTGACTTTTGAAGTTGTGTCCTTTGTATAATCCCAGTAGAAGGTGTATGAGTTTGCCTGTGGATTCATGACATCTATTTCAATGCTCCATGACCCACCAAGGTCTGTGACAACAACATTGTCAGCGATTTCTGCTGTTACTGTAAATGCCATTTTATTCTCCTTTTTAATATTCTATTGTTATTTATTTTCCTGAAGAAGAATGTTATTGTCAATCTTCTTCTCAACCAACACTTCTTTGCCACAATGTTCACAAACAAAAATCACTTTCTCACCAAGAAATGTTTTAGTTGTTTTCAACTTCTTTCCACAAATAGGACACTTCATTTTTTGCTCCTCATGAAATCTAAAGAAAAAGAAACATTTGCCATCTCAAATCCAACATCTTCATTTGTGCTCTCAAATCTGATTGTTGGCAATGAGATTGGTTGAAGATTGACAAACTCTATTTCTCTCAGGATTGTCTTTTCTTCATTGTTGATTATTAAAACACCTTGTCTGAGAATGTTGTCTGCTATTCCAGTTGATGGATTGTTTTGTGTAATCATCCAATCATAGAAATAGAAGTAGTTGTCAAGGTTCTCATCGACAAAGAATTCAAGTGTGAGGTCTGAGAAATTGAGTGGTGCTCCAGATGTTCTTTTTGCGACAAATCCTTGTTCAAGTGGAATTTCTGTTGCACTCATGTCAACAGATGGAAGTTCTACAGCAGAGATGTCATCAAGGACAAATTTTGAATCGTGTCCTGAGAATACAAAAACAAAACGACCTTTGTTGATATTGTTCTTCATGTGTTCTCCAAATCAGTTACATTATTATTTATTTTAAACAAAAAAGGGAGTCCGAAGACTCCCTGTAAAAAACTCTATTTCAGAATTCAAATTATCCCTGCCAAGGAAGTCTCTGTGAAACAAACATTTTGCCAGTATCATATTTCACTGCGAGATAGTAGAAACGAGCAGGTTCAACACCAGCAGTAGAAGCACCAGCACCACCACCAAATGTTGTATCAGGAAATCCAAGATATGAATTTGTGTCAGTTGTGTCAGTTGTTGCAAGGTCATTCAATGCTTCAAAAGTGTTTGTTGCTGTGAAAGTTACAAAAGCATCGACTCCAGGAGTTGAAGAACCAGCACCACCACCAAAAGTAGCATCTTCAAAAGCACCTGTTGAAGGAGCAGTGATAGTTGCAACTGTTGCAAGTGCATTGTTTCCAGCATAGTTGTCAGTTGAAGTCATTGTGATTATAGTTGATGCACCAGATGTTGATATATTGTATGATGTATTGGCATCAAAAACATATTTGAATGCCTGTGCAGAAGTTTCAGCATCAGTTACTGCTGTGAAAGAACCACCAGCACCTGTCATGTCAATTCTGATGTTTGTTGGAGCAGTAAGAGGAGTTGTACCATCAGTTGTGAACTCATAAACTTCTGTTCCGACTGTCACTGTGTCACCTGTAGAAGCTCCACCAACTGCAAAAGTAAGAACTGTTTCAGAAGCTGTTCCAGGAGTGTCAACTGCTGTGACATCATATGCACTGTTTGCATTGAATGCTGTTTCAATTGCAACTGCAACATCATCTTCGTTGGTTGATGCTGAAATGTCAATTGCAATGTTTCCAGCTGTCACTGAACCATCAGTGTCAAATTCATAAGTATCATCACCAAATTCTATTGTGTCACCATCAGCAGGAATTCCAGAAACAGTAAGAACTGTCACAGTAGGAGTTCCAGCATCTGTCGGTGTGATTGCTATCTGACAAGAACCTGATGTGTTTGTAAAAATCTGAAGATACTGGTCATCAGCAAATTCAACGATGTCACCATTTCCACCATCAGCTATTCCATTGATTGTGCTTGCTGGAGCAGGAGCACCTGCTGGGTTTGATGCTATGTAGCAATCAAAGATTCCAGCAACAACTGGGTCACCATCAACATCTTTTGCTGTCAATGTCAGAGTATTTACTCCAGAAACAAGACCATTTGATTCAACATCAACACTCTTCACAAGTGCTGGAAAAATTTCTTCTACTTCAACTGTCAAATCATATGCATTTGGATTTCCTTGAGGAACTGCAACTGTGATTTTGTAATCATATCCTTCATTCAGATATGCTGATGTGAAAGAAACTGAACCTGATGTGTTGACAAGCTGAGCACCAACTTCATACTTGTTCTCAACAACATTTCCATCTTCATCATAAACATCAAGAGTTGTCACTGCACCTGCTGGCATTGTTCCAACAACTGTTGCAGTAACTCCAACAACTTTAACATTTCCTTCTGCTTCTACATCTTCAAGATTTCCTCTTCCATCCCATTCCTGAAGGTCTTCTTTGTAGAAAGTCTTTGACCTTGTGATTGTTCCACCAGCATTTGTGATTGTCTGTTCATTGAAAATTAAGTTCCAATCTGTTGCAAGTGTGAATGAACTTGCATACTTGAGTGCTTCTCTGGAATCCAGAACTACTGAATCTCCATAAGCAACAACACGATTTGCACCATTGTAGAAATAAGTTCCTGCAGTGTTGCATGTGTAAAGTTTCTTCATTTGTTTCTCCTTTATGTGTTAAATAAAACTCTTACTAATTTATTTATTTATATGATTTTTTCTTTAATGATATAAAATGTTTAGACAAAGACTTCCTGAAGAAGAAAATTTATCCATCCCTGAACAAACAGAAGAACCTTGTCATTAATTTCTATTTGTGGATTTGTCTTTGGAATTGCTGAGATGAGTCTTGTTACAAAAAATAGAACAAGAGTTGGTGAAACAAGTGGAGGAACTGCTGGAAGTGGAATTGTGATTGGTTGTGGAATAGGAATTGTTGGATATCCTGGAGGAGTTGCACCTGTTGGTTGAGCATAGTAGGCAATCAACGCTATCAGATTTTGTTCATAGGCATAGATGAATGCTTTCAGAATGTGATGAGAAATGAATCTTTCATCATCCCATGGATTGAATTCTATCTTTGGTGTGTTTGTCTGATTGTAGATTTCTATCTGGGTGTCAAGTAGTGAGATGATTGTCTGATAGTTCATTCCAATTGGAGTCGAAGGTGTCACAACTGTTGGAGCTGGGAGAGGTCGTTGCAGTTTCAAAGCTGTCATCTGAGTTGTGAAATGATTTCCAATGAGATTGATGTGGTCTGAGATGTGATTTTCAGTTGCAAGTGGCAGTTGACTTTGAATCTGACTGAACAATGACATCTAAAACACCTCTCTGAGTTGCTAAAACCCGTCTAAAACAAAGAAACAAACTTTCTGAGTGTTATGAGTAAGGGTCACTTAAAATCGATTATTATGTTATCTTTATGTTATCTGATAGAATCTCATCCAGCCATGGATAACCACTTGCTTGAACTGTTGCAGTTGGATACCCCATGTTCCCCAATACGAACAACGAATTCAACCAAGACTTCAAAAGTTCTCCTCTGACAACAACATAATTTGAAGTCCCATCTGATGAAACCTTCACAACTCCATCCTCAAGAATCATCTTTGTCTTTGCATTCTTGTGAATCACTGTCACTTTGTCATCCTCAAAAATCACCTTGTGGTCTTTGATTTTCAGTGTCTCCTTTCCTTCTCTCTTTGCTGTCTGTGATTTTGATTTCACTTTTCCAAAAACGAAAGGTTTCTGATTCTCTGGATAGTCAAAAAATGATATTACAATTAGGTCATCAACAGCAAGTTCTCCATCCCATCCATTGTCACCTTTTGAGAAGACTGAATCAACAAGAGGAATCCATGTCTCAGTTGTCATATCAGTTCTCAAAAACTTGACTTTGACCCTTCCTTTGTCTTCTGGGTCTTTTATGTCTGTCACTTGACATTGTTCATAGAGCATGTTTATTTCTCTTTCTTCTCTTCTTCTTTATTTATTTATTTCTTTGCCCTTGTTTCTAATTTGATTGAGATTTCTCTCATGACAACTAATGATTGCAATAAGGTTGTCAATGAGTCTTTTTGTCATGGCAAGATTGTTATGTCTGATGAGCAAGTTCTCTTCCTCACTCTTTTCGGACGACAAATCTTCAATGACAACATCAACTAATTGAGGACATGAATATTCTGGGATGTTTGTCTGATATACAACTCTTGGAGTTGACTGACATGACAAAATAAAAAGGAGAATTATAAACATGATGTATCTCATTTCTCACCCCACCAATTTAAATTATATTGAGGACTATTTTTATTCACACTCTCCTTGATTGATTGCCATTGCTTATTCTCGTATTGATAGAGTTTCTCGAGGTCTTCTTTACTCCTCTCTGAGTTGACATATTCCTTGATGACTTCTTTGTTGTTTGTGATTGTTTCTTTGTACTTCGTTTCAGATGTTTTTTCCTGAGATGTCAAGTCCTCAAAGATTTTCATTGAGGTGTTTTGAATCTGAATGATTTCATCTCTGCTCTTGACAACTTCTTCCATCACAGCAAGCTCTTTCTGAAGTTCTTTTTTGTCATCCTCAAGATTTGAATTGTTTGCTCTGAGAATCCAAATGTAGATTGCAAGAGCAATGATGATGCCTGCAATAAGAATTTGTTTCCAATAAGTCTTGATGAATTGAAAAACAATTCCTACTATTTCTGAAAATATCATCACTTCACTCCTTTCTTATTTGACAACCAAATTTTTTCAATTGCTATTCTGACAGCAAGTGGAAGCATTGACAAACATCTACAACCACCATTTGTTCTCATTCCATCCTTTGGTGTTGCAAACATGCAACTATTATCACCACAGTCAAGTTGTGATAATGCAGATATCAATTCACTGATATAATTTTCTGATGGTTCATTAATTATGTAAATTCCATCACTGAGAATACTTCCACCTGAACAATATGGGCAACCACCAGTTGTCAAACTATTTTGGTTGACCCAAGATTTACATCTGAAACATTGAACCATTCCACTCATCACTTTGCCTCTATATTTTTGAGTATTAATAACAGAACTTTAAAAATGTGAATCAAAACAACAACACCTGCGAATAATAATGTTTCTACAACATTGTTATTTATCATTACAATGAGAACAAAAAATAAACTCACCAAAAATATACACCAATGAAAAAACATCACTTCCCCCCTCACAGTAAAAATAAATCATCATCTTTCTCACAGTCAAGATTCATTCTTGCTATGACTTTTTCCTGAATCTTCATACAGATAAAATTTTCCATCTCTTCAAAGACAACATCTGTCTTCTTGATATATGGATGGTTTTCTTTTTCCTTATTGAATGCAAATCTGAAGGTGTATTTCATCAACTGTTTGAATCCTTCAGAATATTCAAGTCCATCTATCAAATCATCAAGATGAACAATTGCTGGCTTCTCAAGTTGTCTCTGATTCTTGATTTGTTCTTTGATATCTTCAAGCCCATCATCAAAAGAGGCTTTGAACAAGAGAACATTGAGACATATTCCACATGGAAGTTCAATCATTGGATTGTCCATGAACGGTTCAATTGGAAGAGCTTTGAAGTCATCCAACAGATATGGATATATTCTTTGATGTTTGATTGGATAAGCAAGATTCTTTTTCATTGCTGAGACAAGTTCATTCCAATCTTTGATGAGTCTTGTCATGTTCACTTTTCCTAACATAGAAGGATTCTTGATTTTCTTTTTTTCAAGTGCTTCCTGAGTTGATTCAATTTCAGCAATTGATTGTAATTCGTCACGGTCTGTCATTTTCTTTTCCTGAAAGAGTTAATAAAATCCTTCTGTTATTATTTATTTCTTTCAGCTTCTGCCTTTGATGCATATTCAATTTCTATGCCACAGTTTTCGCATCTGACAATATATCTGTCACAATATGTTGTGCTCAGAAATCCAACTGTGTCTGCACCACAGAATTGACACTTTGAGAAATCTTTCGTCTCTGACATCTCTTTCCTCCTTCTGGTTGAGCATATTCTTTTCTTGCAAGCACTTCTTCAAGAAATTCAAAATAGAGTTTTGTTGGAAGACCTCTTTTTGTCAGAGCATTCTGCCTGAAGTTTCTCTCAAACTGTTCTCTGAGTTTTTCAACATTTCTCTTCATCATCCACCTCCACAAAAGTTTCAAAATGCTTTCTTGTCAGTTTCTTTAGAGTGTAGAAAACTTGCTCTTTCCAAATAAATCTCATCTCATCTGGGTCATCATAATCCTCATCAGTTTCAACAATCTCACCATATGGCAATTCGTTGTCAAGAAGCAAATCTACACCATATAAGTTAAAAACCCACATTCCACAACCACATGCACAATTTTTGAAATCATTTGGAAATCTTTTTTGAATTTCTTCTATTGACATCAACTTGACTCTCATCAACCCTCCAAAACGATTTACAATTTTTATAATAATGAAAAAATTCCAAAAATCAAGTTTTTATACAACTATTGAAAGAACGACATGTCCTTCTCTTGTTTTCTGTTCTGATTTTGGATTATAACAGTTCTCAAACTCAAGAATTCCATATCCTTTGTTTTCTGCTTCCTGAAGGTCTATTCTGATTGAGTTGATAGAATCTTTTCTGACAAAGTGAATGTTCTGACTTGCTCTTCCTGGAACATTCAGTTTTCTCTCAGAATAAGCATTTGCACCAACAAGTGAACCACTCCTTGCATGAAGGTCTCCAATCTGACAAGAATGAACATGACCAAAAATGATGTAATCGAGCAGGATGTCAAAACTTGAGAATCTTCCAAATGTTCTCTGAATCTCATGTTCTGAACCGCCTTTCAGAGCAAGTCCATGAGTGAAGAGAATTTTCTTTCCATGAAGTTCAATCACCTGTTCCATTGGGTTACCAAACATGAATGTCACACCATCACAATCTTTGAATAGCATTGAGAGGATGTTGAAAATTGTTGAATCATAGTTGTTTGTTGCCATGTACTCTGAGAATCCAAGTTCTTGGTCAAGTCTGCTCTCATTTCCTGTCACAGAAAGAACATGAATGTTGTAGTCCTCATTCAAGTCAAGAATGAAAGATTTCAAAAGGTCTATTGCCATGATTGTTGCATTTGCTCTGTTGGTTGACTGATTCAATAGCTCATCCATTCTTCTGTCTGAATTCATGAGGTCACCTGTGAATGCTATTATGACTTCAGATGTTCCATCACCAATCAGTTTCTTTGCTTCATGTGCAAACTTTCTCATTCTTCTTGATGCAACATCAAAATTGTATTTGTTGTTCACCATGTCAACGAATTCATTGAAATGGGTGTCAGAGATTTGAACAATTGCTGTCATCTCTTCATTTTTGATTGGATGAACATAGGAGAGTCCAGTGAAACAGTGTTCATTAAGAATTGCAATCAACTGCTCATTGTAGTCAGAAAGTGCATTCTCAATTCTTGCATGTTCTCTGAATGCTTTTCTTTCAATCCTATTTGTGTCCATGAATCTCTGAGTTCTTTTTGCAAGTTTGACATTCTCTTTGACAAGTTCTTCATCGGGTTCATCAAGTGATTCAATCCAGTCGTGGAATGCCTTCTTTGCAATTTCTCGCCAAGCATAAAATGAAGTTTTGCTGACACCAAGAGTTTCCTCTATAAAAGATTCAACAAGGACACCTTCTTCCTTTGCTTTCTTTTTCATGATTTCAAGTGCTTGAGTTTTTGTGAATTCCATTCTTTGATTCTCCAAAATGTTAGTCAACTTTCTTATTTATTACAAACAACAAATATCACTTTTAATAATTTATCTATTTTATTTTAAAAAACAAGCAATAACATCAATCATCTTTCTTTTAGCTCTATAATGGGTTATCTGAGTTGCTAAAACCCGTCTAAAAGTTAAAAACAAACTTTATGAATAGTAATTAACACCTACCTCAAAAAACGAATAAAATCGTCTATTACAATATTGTCAAATAACATCATAAGATGTTCGGCAAGTTCAAGATGTTTCTTAGTTTTGTGGTGTCTTGTGATTCTGTATGCAAGTTCAACAAAATCATCAGGAAGAGGATTTTTGTGATTCCTCTTGAAACTCATCATTTCTTTCTGAACAAACATTCTATCAAACTGGATTTCCTTTCTCATAACAACCTCCAATCAATTAAAAATAAACAACTCACAAACTGATTATAATTGATTGAAATTGAAAAATCAAGTTTAAAACAAAATATTTTTATTTTCTGTTCGAATTAGTTCGGGAACATTCCACTTTGGTGGGAACATGAATTCAATTTTATTGTTATTTTCTTTGAATTTATTTTTCATTCTTTTGCCATAGACACCTTCAGACTTTATTCCAAGAGCACGAATGTATTTGTCTGTCTCACAAAAACAATTTTGGAAATCAATCAATGTCGGTCTTCTTCCTGGAAGTATTCTCATCATCAAATCTTCATCATGTTTTTCAGAATATTCTTTAACAAGTTCTTCATAATTCTCTTCAACAAATTTTATTATATCCGCAAAATCAAATCCTTTTACTTCTTCAATGTCAAATGTTCTCTTTATTCCTCTTACTGCTCCATGTCCTGGAAAGACAAAATCATTTTCACTGAAGTTAAAAATCTCTGAATAATTCCAATCAATTGTGTATTGATACCCAATGAAATTTCCGGAGTAAGGAAGAACAGAAAATTTCTCAAAAACTTCTTTCATTGTTTTTGATTCCAATAAATCATCAACCATATTAAAATGATATTTCTTAAAGATGTGGAAATATTTAAGATGTTTTCTTTTTATATCCAAGGTCTCTCCACTTTGCCCACTCATCATGTAGGCATTGGAGTATAGAGTTTCCCCTGCTATAAATTTCTGGTCTAAAAATTTACCAATTATGTCAATGTCAGGATTATTGAATTTTATGTCACCAAATTCATTGATAAGCAATTCCCATGTTTCATTCTTATTGAAATGTTTGAAAAGAAGAATTCTCCAGAACATATCCTTTTTGCTATATTCTTTGCCATTGTAAATGACATTTCTTAACAGATATTGAGAAACTCTGTCAAGAACTCTGTAAACATTTGTGAATTTATTTTGTTGAAAAATAGCATCATTTGTGTAGATGTCTTTACCTTCCAACCTGTTCCAGAAAATGTTCATTCTTTCTTTCATAAAGTAAAGATAATAATAGAAAAAATCATTTGGTTTAAAGTTCATCTTGTTCTCCTAAAATAAATCGAATTGTGTTTCTTTATATTCATCATCGTCAAAAAATAAATGTAAATTTGTTATGATTCCTTGTTGTAGGAATAATTCTTGAAGATTCAATTTTGGCTCAAAATATTTTTTGTTCTCACAAAGAAGTTCTTCTCTTAGACATTCCTTTCTACATTGCCAGAAAACATTCCAGTCTATTCCATTCCAACCCTTTGATTCAGCAAATTTAATTTGTGAACAATCTCTATCAAGATAAAATCCAAAATATCTTCTTTTCCTGAAAAATCCTTTATATGCACACAATGCTGTTTCCATAGAAAAATAATCAATTAAATTGCTAACATCTGGAAATTCAACTTTCATTTCTTTTATTAATTTATCACCCTCTTCTTTTAAATATTCTATCATCCAAGATTTATATTTAAAATCAGGATTTTTCTTTGATAAATCCCACTCATCTTTACCTAATGCATAACACAATCCATTTCTATGTGATTTACTTCCTGGAATATCTTCCAAAAATAAACTATCACAATCTATATTCAAACCATTACATCGTTTCAAAGTCTCTGTATAGAAGAATGTTGAGTATCTACCAAAAAGATAAAAATTTTCTCTTATATAATCCCACAGAATTCTAAAATTGATTTTAGGGTCATCATAACAACATATTGTGTTAAAAAACTCTTCTTGAGTTTTATTCCCAACTGCTTTTTTATAACAAACAAATGCTTCATGTATTTTACATTTTTTGTGTCTTGTATCCGTTTCAAATTGCATTCTTTTATAATTTTTTATTTCCCATTCTTTTAATCTATCAACATCAACATTTTCAAAATCAGGAAATTCATTAAAGACAACCCATGCAGTTGCTCCATTATAAATGAAACCATACAACCAAGAAAACCAAAACATCTGTTCTTTGTTTAAATCAAATCTTTTATACAAATAATTTGCAGTGTAATAAAATGGGTCGTATTCTTCTGTTTTTAATATTCCATAAAAATATTTCTTAAATCCTTCTCTTCTATTCTCTTTTAATCTATAATCTTTGAACATATTACCTACTAAAACAATCGTTGTTATCAATGATTTGCTTGACAAATAATTCTGAAATATTTTGTTTGTCAATCTTGTATATGAATCCAGGAACCAATAGTTTCTGTTCTAAAAGGCATTTTGGCATTGCCTCGTTTGCTCTGAGCAAAATATCTTTAGTAGAAGTAAAAGTTATAAGGTCGTCAAAAATAGACACATATAAAGGTCGTTTCCCATTTCTGAAAGCAAACAATCCTTTTTCAACATCTAAAAATCCTCCTGCGACACTTGCTTCATTTGAGAAGAATGGATTAAAATTTTTCTTCATTTCATGAAAAAGAATTTCTGAATCATTTTTTGTTTTAAAATCAAATTTATAAATATCGTTCCAAAAAGACGGGTCTTTCTGTGTTATTATTCCATTATGAACAAGAGAAGAATTTGAATCAAATATTGGTTGAGGATATTTTATATCTGATGTTGAATATCTTGTATGACCTATCAATTTAAAATTTTCAATTCCATCAACTTCAGAAAAATCAAATTCATCCATGACTTCATCAGCTGGTTTATTGAAATGAAATGATTTCAATTTTTCATTTTTATCAATAAATGAAAACCCTGTTGAATGAAGTCCTCTTATTTTACTTTGGACAAAAATTTCTTTTAGAAAGGATATTTTCAATTTGTCCATTTTGTTTGTGTTAAATATTAAAACTGAACACATTAAATTAATTCCTCAAATAATTCAACAACACTTCCTTTCATTTTGCTCGGAGAAATTGATTTCTTTATCAATTCATTTTCTCTATCATAAATGCCGTTTTTAATGTTTTCATCATTGATTTTAAAAATGGAAAAGAAACAACCACTTTTTTGTTTGCCCCAAAATTTAAACCCAATTTTTTGATAAAAACAAAGAGCTTCTGGTTCTGATGAAACTCTAAAATATTTAGCATCATTTTTGATTGCTTCTTTGAAAGAATATTCTGTCAAAATCTTTCCAACACTTTTTCCTCTGTGTTTGAAAAATGTGTGAAGAAGTTGTAAGTTGGCAACAGTTGGTTTTCTTTTTGAAAGAGTTACAAGAATTGCTCCCAAAAGTTCTGAACCATCCCATAATCCTATAACATTATCCCATCTATTTAACATATCACATTTACTTATAAATGTTCCTGCAAATTTGTCATTCTTTCTATCTGTAAAAAAATTCACATATTCTTCTCTTTTAACTTTTTTTATTTCCATTGTATCCTCAAAATATATTTTCTGAATCAATATTTTTTATCAATTCTTCCATTTTTGGTAATTTTTTAGGAACATAATCCAAATCAACAAATTCTCTTTTTTTGGTTCCTCTTTCCTTGGGATATTTTGTTTTTACCCATCCTTCATACAGTTCTGAATTCCAAACAAATTTTGGAAAATTAAAAGTATTCTTTTTAAATATTTCTTCAACTGAATCACCATCGTTCAATGCTGAATCCATAAACATCTCAACAAATCTAAAAGAATCTTCAATTTCATTTCTATCAATTGAAGACCTGAACAATCTAAATTCAACTGTTCCAATATGTTTCAAATTGTATGTATTTATTGCATATCTGAACGGTCTTCCCAGTGAAACACCATCTTTACCTGCACAATGCATTCTTATAAAGTCACTAAAATTTTCTGTCTTGTTTAAAATGTTATCAATCATATATTCTGGCATTCTCCTGCCACCATCATACTTTAAATATGATGTTCCTCTCATTTTTGTTATTTCATCATTATGTTGATAATTATAACATTTTTCAATTGATATATCTTGATTCAACATTATATACTTCATCAATTTTTTGAGAGCAGAAATATTATCTTTTAATCCAGGAATAAAAATATGAATGTGTCCATGATTTACACAAGAAGCTGAAGGATTATTTCCTTTTTCAAGAAAAATATCTTTTATTTTCATAATCAAATCAACTTGTTCCTGCCATGTTTTTGTTGGCATTGTATTGATTTCACCACCCATGAATGGTTCAATTCCAAGTGGGTCACATGCAATACCTTTATATTCACCATACATGTTTACAATATCTGTTTCACAATATTCCCATTTACCAAGTTCTTTTGGAATTTCTATTCTTCTATCAACATCTCCCCATTCTATCTCATAACCATAAGTAAAAGTTTTTTTATTGAACATGATTTACCTCTCTAAAATAAATTTAATGAATCAGAATATCCACTATCCTTTTCTTCCCAATTTTCAAATCTGTTCAATTTTGAAAAATCATTTTCTTTTGAATATTCAATAAATCTTTCTTTCAAATTTTTATCAAAAATATCAAGAAATAATTCTCCTGTTTTTGTTATTGGTTCATCATAAGATAACAAAATATTTTCAACTTTAAAATCTTTGATATATCTAAAATATTCTCCTACTTTTTCATGTGCTCTTAAAAATGCTCTATTTTTACCCCACATGGCAGTTCCTGCTGGCTTGCCACTTCTTATAACAATTCTTTTCTGATACTCTTCGTGTCCTTTATCATCATGTGTATAATAATAAATCAAAAAGAATGCTCTGTCAATATATTCCTTTGATGTTTCATAAAAATAAGGAGGTCTAAATCTAAAAGAATCGGTGACTCCTGCACCTTCAACAAAAACATTATGATTTTTTAATCTTTCATCAATGAATTTTGTTATGTTTTCTATCATTTCAAAAATTCCTGTTGTGGAGTCTAAACCTTGAAACCTATCCAATCCATTTTTTGTATACCACTTACCAATGAATGTAGTATTGAAATCTTTGAAATGATAGCCAACTACTTTTTCATCATAAAGAACTTCTTCATATTCAAATCCCTCTGATTTAAGAAAAAGTAACATCTGATTCAATCTTGTGCTCTTTCCTGAACCACTTGTTCCAAGATTTATAAAAATAAAATTTTTCATTTACCCTCCAAAAGTTTTATCACATCACAGATTGCCGAATAATATCCATTTTCCTCTCCAGCTTCAAATTCAGAACCATATGATTCCTTTGTAATTGGTTTCATCTTTTTGATTTCTTCTAACAGAACTTTATTGAACTTTTCCATGACACCCTCCAAATTAATCAACAATTTTGATTTTATCTATTTTATTTTAAAAAGAAATATCATTTATACCAAAATGGAGGATTTTCTTCAAGAGGACAACCAATAAACATATCATCTGTCTCACAATCTTTATGAACATTCCATTTTGACAAATCACCTTTAAATCTTGCATCAGCAAACATTGTATCCATTTGTCTTACATTGTTCACATTCCATTTGGATATATCACCAGTGAATTTTGCATCCCAGAACATTGATGACATTTTTCTAACTTTAGAAACATTCCACTTGCTGATGTCTCCATTGAAATCAGATTCAGAAAACATTCCAGTCATATTTTCAACATTTGAAACATCCCACTTGGAAATATCACCATTGAATGAAGACCTGAAGAACATGTTATCCATGGTTGTGGCATTACTGGTATTCCATTTTGATATGTCTCCATTGAAAAAGATTTCTTCAAATAATTCTGATAAATCTGTTATCAAAGAAACATCTATATGATTGAGGTCTGCACTGTTTCCTTGTTTATTAATTTCTTTAATAATTAAATAAGAAAGTTCTGACTTTGTTTTTGGTTTAAAATGCATAAAAACTCCAATCAAAAATTATATTTTATCAAGCTCACTAACTTTTAAATTCATGTTCCAATCTTTATTAAAAATGTTAATCAAAACACTTAATTGTGTTTTTTCTTTTTGTTTATATTTTGGGTCACGGACTTTTGTTTCTTTAAACTCTGACGATTTTTTGCCATCCCATAAAACATATTCAATAATAAACATATCATCATCATTTTTAAAAAACATAGCATACAAATCATCTTCTGCTTTTGGTGATTCAACTTTAACCAGATACATCGGCGTTCCAGTAAATGTTTCTTCACTTTTAAAGAATGTGATTTTTTCTTCTGTTAATTTATATTGAACCTTCACAATCTTGTTTTCATCAATTCTGTACTTTGTCATTTTGTTCTCCTTTAGTTTAATATTCTCATCCATATTATTTATTTTTAAATTTGACCCAGTCGCCACCTTCAACTTTTTCTCTGCCTTCTTTGTTATTGATGAAATAAATCCAACCTTTACTACCATCTTTTGCTTCAACAACCTTCCTGTCATAAAATCTTGGATATCCCTCAAGGTCATCAAGTTTTTTGAATGTTTCATCATTGACATAATAAAGTTCTGCAACGACAGAACCATTTCCATCTGAGATGAAGGGATAAGCACCAAGTGAAAACATATCAAAGTTGTGCACAATTGTAGAGTGTGAGAACAATGACTTTTCAAGACATCTATGATTGCTCATTTCATATCTCAGTGAACCATAAACAAAAACAGGAGTGACTTTCTCAATCAATCCAATTGAAATCATTTTATCAAGAAGTTGTTCCTTTGTTGTCACACCTTCAAGATATGCTCTATTTTTGAGCAGATGTCTGTTCTTGAAATTCACCATGAATGATTCAAAGTCATCAGAATAGAAATCTGTCTCAATCAGAAAGTTGATTATCTCATTCTGGTTGTCAAACTTCATGACTTTTCCTGCAACTGAAAATAAATTATCCATAGATATACCTCCTATTTCTATCAAAATTTACAACTTTCTTTCTCTCATATTCTTTGACCTCTTCAGCAACATTCAATATTGTCTGAAGATATTGTCTTGAGAGAAACCTCTGACCAGCAAACAAATGTCTCAGATATCCAAGCTCAGGAAGAAGATTTTCCTTCCTATTATTTGCAACATAAACTGTAGCAAGAAACCTTTGCCCTGCTATTTCAACTGTCATCAACTTCCTTTCATAATGTTCAGGAGCACCCTCAAAGAAATCCATCTTCTTGATTTGATTGGGAGTGAGTTCATAAACAATCCCTTCGACAACAGACTTTTCGTCTCTTTTAATATTTGCATAAGACCTACCAAATGCATTGGGTTTGTCAAATGTCAACTTCCAACCGTGTAGAGTTCCTGGATACCTTGCAAAGTATCTTCCAACTCTTTCTTCAAGTCTCTGAGAATTCATGTTTGAACCATAGGCAAAATAGAAAACTTTCATCATTACTCCCTATACAGCAACAGCAAGTTGTTCAACAAAACCATTCAACTTCTTGAATCTCTTTCTCAGTGATTCTTTCACACAGTTTGCAACATTCAATGAATCCATCATCTCATTGAGACTCTGAAATTTCTTTGTCTCATTTGACAACAATTTTGTTGACCTGTCAAGCATCGCTGTCATCAAATGAATCCAACTTGCTATCTTCTCAAAATCAACAGTTCCTGAATGCTGTCTGACTTCTACTGTTCCTCTTGTTTTTATATGGCTCATGTTCACCTTGTAATATCTTCCTGATGGTGAGTATGAAGAGTTTGATATAGCATCATAACAACTTCTGCAATA